CGGATCGAGCAGCTGTCCGAGGAGGACCTGCGCCTGGAGCAGCAGATCCGCGAGATCCAGGCGCAGCGCGACGGGATCGCCCGCGAGCGCGCCAGCCTGAAGGCCGCGATCCTGGCCTACGAGCGCGAGAAGGCCAGGCCTTCTCGCGCTCGTAGGCCAGAGGAGACGGGACCCAAGGCGCTACCGTCCCCGGAGCGGACGCCGCGACTCAACCGCGACCTGCCGGCCGGGGCGGCTCGCGCCTTCCTGCGCGAGTGGGCGGAGGCGCACGGTGGCCGGATCGAGCGCCACGCGATGCTGCTCGGGGCGGTCGAGCGCGGCATCAGCACGAACAGCGTGCTCGGCCTGCTGCAAAAGGACCGGGCCTACGAGCGCGTGGAGCGCGGCGTCTACCTGCTGCGGGGATCGGCGTCGTGAGCCGCTCGCCGCGCACCCGCCCCGGCTGGCGCCCGGTGCGCTTCGCGATCCGGGAGGCCCAGTACCGGGAACTGGACTTGCTCGCGGCCGCGCACGGCGTCGCGCCCGAGGTCGCCGCGCAGTGGCTCTTCCTGGAGGCGCTCCGCCGGCGCCTCGCCGTCCCCAACCCGCGATAGGAGAGGTGAACCGATGACCGACACGACCGCCCTCGCGATCCCCGCGGCCAGCGCGATCACGCGCCTGGAGAACGTCGCCGAGATCCGCTCGACGTGGCTCGACACCAAGCGCGCCGAGCTCGACCAGGCCGAGCAGGCGGCTGGCGCGCTCGAACGGCTCTACGGCGCCGACGCGACCCGCGTCAAGACCGCGGCCAAACGGGTCGGCTTCCTCCGGCGGGTGCTGGCCGCACTCGAGCGCGGGATGGTGCCGATCCCCCGGTTCAGCGGTCGGCGCCTGACGACGCTCGACGAGCTGCCCGTGTCCGCGATCGTCGCGCTCGACGCGGCTGGGGTGACCAAGGTGTTCGACGAGATCCTGTTCGTCCAGGGCGAGTTCGGCGAGACGCGGCGTGGTCAAAGACGTCGCCAGCAGCGCGACCCGCTGCTCGTGGGCGTCGTCCGGACGACCGGGACGCAGATCCCGGAGAGCGAGCGCGGGGGCTGGGGGCCGACGCACCTGCCCGGCCGCGAGGAGCACTTCCTGATCGCCTGGTGGCGACCCGAGGACGAGCGCGACGAGGTGATGTTCTGAGATGGACATCAAGGCGTTTCAATCCCGGATGCTGGCCCGCCTCGGCGACGACCTGACCAACACCCGATTCACGGCCGCGTTCGATGCCCTGATCCGCGAGGCGAGCGCGGTCCGGAGGCTGCTCGATCTCGACGGCGGCGACCCGGAGAAGGTCAGCGACGACGACCTGGTCGGCCTGCTGGGCGGCATCTTCCTGCCAGCCACCGAGGTGGCCTGCGTGCTGGGCGTGGACCTGGAGCGCGCGCTGGAATGGGGCGAGCGCGCGGCCGAGGCGCGGGCGACCTGGTCCCAGGCCGCCGACGACGCGCGCCTGGTCAGCTGGCGGGAGGAGTCCTGATGGCCCGATCGTTGATACCGCCGTACCTGCGCGACGAATCCCCGGACGACGGTCGGTCACCGCCGGACGATCCGATGGTGCGCCCGACCGACGAGGACGAGGGCGGCTCCTTCCCGACCGTCCTGCTCGCGAGCGCGATCGTCTTCGCGCTGCTGGCGATCGGGCGGATCGTCTGGAACTTCGCCCTGGTGGGGGACGAGTACGGCTTGTTCTTCCCGATCGACCGGGCGACCGGCCTGCTGCAGCTGTTCGCGCTCTACGCGATCGCGGCCGGGGTCTGGCGGGGGAGGGCGTGATGGTCGCGACCCGAACCCCGATCTTCGATGGCGTCGCGCGACCGATCCCGCCGGGGCGAAGCTGCGCGCTCTGCCGCGCCCCGGCACGCGTGGAGCGGGACGGTCGCGCGCTCTGCACGGACTGCTACGTCGAAGGCCTGCCGCGCGCGGCGCCCCAGCCGCCGCAGCGGCGGCCGACGCCGGTAACCAGGGCCGCGCGCCGGTGCCCAGGGTCGCGCGCCGGCGTCATCGTCTGGCGCGGCGTGCCCGTGCGGCTCTCGGCGGCCCGGTACCGACTGGTGCAGTACCTGCACGCCAACCCCGGCGTCCGGCTCCACTCCGAGTTGATCGCGCACCTCTGGGGCTCCTACGACGGCGCGCGCGAGCACCTGCGCCTGCTCGTCTGCGAAACCAACCGACTCGCGCCCGGCCTGATCGAGGGGGTGCCGGGCTTCGGCTACCGGCTCGCGGCCGATCGCGTCGAGGGACTGTCCAGTGGCTGAGCGTCGCCGCAACAGCGAGGTGATCCTGCGCTGGGTCGAGCAGCACGCCGCCGAGCTCGACGCGCTGATCTACGGCCAGGTTGCTTTCATCTTCACCAACGGGATGCACCCGCGGGTCAAAGTCGAGCGCCAGGAACAGATCGACTGCGCGCCCAGGGTCGTACCGGAGATGGACTGACGATGGCCCGAGATTGCTCGGCTAGCTGCCATAGCGTAGGATTGGGCCCAGACGGCTCTATCCGACATCGGCGGGTCGCCCTATTGGGCGCGTGTCGGAGAGAGTCGATGCCACAGCGTTTCACTCGCGCGCTGATCTGGCTCGGCGCCGCATTGGCCTGGCTCGCTCTGGTCGCCGTCGCGAGCGCGGACGGAGCCCTGGACGGCGCCGTCCGCCTGCTGGGGCCGCGCTGATGTTCGAGAACGACCTGGCCTGGCTCGTCCAGCAGATGCGCGTCTCGAGCTTCCACGCGGAGTACCAGCCGAGTGGCCGGCTGATCGCATCGCTCACGTTCTCCGGCGAGGCGCCGCTCGTGCGCCAGCTGCTCGACCGACTGGCCGAGCTGAGCGAGGGGAATCGGCCAGCGGCGCAGGCGCCCGAGGTGCTGCGCCAGGCTCAGGGCAGTCTCGCCAACGGGAGCCGCTGACGTGCTGCGGCGGCTGCTCTGCCTGCTCCTCGGCCACAGCTGGGGCATCCCGGTGAACGTGGATCTCTCGCAACCGATCCGCTGCTTGCGCTGCGGCTACCAGCCAGGGAAGGAATAAGCCGCTCTCCGACGAGAGCGCCATAAGACGAAAGAGGAGAGCACCATGGCCATCCGAGCGAAGTTCGTCGTCAGCAAGCTCAGCAAGATCCGAGCGAACAACAGTCAGGGCCAGCCCGGCTTCGGATTCGAGGTCACGATGTACCCCGTGGCGGGCGGGCCCAACGCGACCGAGGAGGACAAGGCATTCTGGTCAGCGACCCCAAGCGGCGAGATCCGGATGGGCATCATCAACGCCGCCGCTGGTCAGCAGTTCGAGCCGGGCGACGCCTGGTACGTGGACTTCACCAAGGCCGAATAGGTGGCGACCCTCCACGGCCGCGCCTTCCTCGACTGGCTCAAGGCGGCCGGCCTGGTGCCGGAACGCACGCGCCGGGTCGTGATCGAGGCCAGCGTCGACAGCGTCGTCCTCATCCACGCCGAGCTGCACGGCCAGGCCGAGATGATCATGGTGAATCCGGTGACCGTGCTGGGCACCAACGTGAAGGTCATCGGGGACTAGCATGCCGACCCGTCCCCTCGGCCCCTGCACCTACCAGGGCTGCCCCGGTCGGGCCACGGCCGGGCATGGTCGCTGCGAGGCGCACGCTCGGCAGGATCGCCAGCGCTTCGACCAGGCCAGGGGTACTGCTGCTGAGCGTGGGTACGGGGCTGACTGGCGCAGGATCAGGGCTACCCACCTGCACGATCACCCCTGGTGCATGGACTGTCGGGCTGAAGGTCAGTACGTCCTGGCTACTGATGTCGATCACTCCCCTCGCTATCCAACCCTCGGCTCCGATCATTCGCTCTATCGACTCACTAGCTACTGCCATCGCCACCACTCAGCACGCACGTCGAAGCAAGTACGATGAGCGATGACGTTGCGCTGTTCTTCTACCCATGGCTTGTTGGTGCGTGCTTCTACGTGTTCTTCCTATGTAGCTTCGCCCTCGTGATTCGTTGGTGTATTCGAGTAGGTTGGTTGCGATGAACAATGACGTTCGAAGAGGGCGGGTGAAATCGCTGGAAAGATGGCCCGGGAACCGCGCCCCCAGCGTCTTTTTCCTGCGTACGCTTCGTGGATTGAAAAACGACTGATGCCGACGCCGCTGAAGCCGCCCGAGCTGCGCCAGCGCCGCAACAGGGCCTCCACCGAGGCCACGCTCGACGCGCGGGCGCCGCGCACGGGACGGCCGCCCGCCTTGCCGAAGCGGCTCGGTCCCGACGGCGAGCGGCTGAGCTGGCACCCGAACACGCTGCGCTGGTGGCGGAACCGCTGGCGCTCCCCGATGGCGGCCGAGTACCTACCGGGCGACGTCGATCGGCTGTTCCTGGTCGCCGACCTGATCGAGCGCTACTGGCGCGAGCCCTCGGTCACGCTCGCCGCCGAGATCCGCCAGCAGGACGGGCAGTTCGGCGGGACGCCGATGGACCGGCGCCGCCTCGACTGGAAGATCGCGCGCACGGACCCGGTCGTCCGCCAGCCGCGGTCGGTCGCCTCGAGCGCGTCCGTCGACGACCCGCGCCGCGGTCTCTCCGCGCTCGCCGGCGGGCTCGCGTAGTGGCCACCCTCGTCGTCCCAGCGATCGAGGCGACGCCCTACCCGACGCTCGGGCCGCAGGTCGCCGCGTTCGTCGAGACCTACGGCGTCTTCGGCCCGGGCGACCTGCGCGGCCAGCGGTACCACCTCTCCCCGGAGAAGCGCGCCCTGCTCTACCGGATGTACGAAGTCCAGCCGCCCGACCATCCACAGGCCGGTCGGCGGCGCTTCCGCCGGGTCGCGATCTCGCAGCGCAAGGGCACGGCCAAGACCGAGTTCGGCTCGATGATCGTCGTCTGCGAGCTGCACCCCGACGCGCCGGTCCGGTGCGTGGGCTGGGAGCGGCTGCGCGGGGCGCCCGAGCCGGTCGGCCGCGGCGTGATCGACCCCTACATCCCGCTGATCGCCACGACCGAGGAGCAGTCGGACGAGCTCGCGTTCGGGGCGCTGAAGGCGATCCTCGAGAACAGCCCGCTGGCCGAGGACTTCGACATCGGCCTCGAGCGGATCATGCGCCGCGGCGGCGACGGGAAGGCGGTCGCCCTGGCCGGAGCGCCGGACGCCCGCGACGGCGCGCGGACCACCTTCTCGCTCTTCGACGAGACGCACCGCTGGACGTCGCCGCGCCAGAAGCAGGCGCACCGGACGATGCTCGCGAACCTGCCCAAGCGACGGGCGGCCGACCCCTGGGCGCTGGAGATCACGACCGCGTTCGCGCCGGGCGAGGGGAGCGTCGCCGAGGACACGATGGAGTACGCCCGGGCGGTCGCGACCGGCGAGCGCGACGACGCGCGCCTCTTCTTCTTCCACCGGCAGGCCGCGCCGGAGAACGACTTCTCGACGCCCGAGCTGGTGCGCGAGGGGATCCTCGAGGCCTCGGGCGCCGACGCCGAGTGGTCCGACGTCGACGGGATCTGTGACCAGTTCGCCGACCCGACCGCGGACCGCGCCTACCTGCGCCGCGTCTGGGGCAACCAGCTCGTCCGCGCCTCCGAGCGCGCCTTCGATGCCCTGAAGTGGCGCGATCTCGCGCGCCGGCTGCCGCCCGCCCACGTCGACCGGCCGCTCGAGATCCAGGCCGAGCCGCCCGCGGTCCCCGACTGGATCGCCGCGGGCGAGCCGCCCCCGGACGGCGAGCTGATCGCGATCGGCTTCGACGGCTCGCGCCTGTACGACGCGACCGGGATCGTGGGGACCCACATCAAGACCGGGTACCTGTTCGTCATCGGCGCGTGGGAGCGGCCCGAGGGCCTCGCGCAATGGGAGGTGCCGGCGCACGAGGTCGACGCCGCGATGGTGGCCGCCTTCGGCCGCTGGGACGTCTGGCGGCTCAACGCCGACCCGCCCTACTGGGACCAGATGATCGGCAAGTGGACGGCCGAGTTCGGCGCCGAGCGCGTCCTGCAGTGGCGAACGCAGGTCCCGAGCCTCGCCTCGGCCGCGTGCCTGGCCTTCCGGAACGCGATCGAGTCGAGCGAGCTGAGCCACGACGGAAACCCGGTCCTCGCGCGCCACGTCGGCAACGCCTGCCGTCGCGAGCTCGGCGTCCGGGACGACCAGGGCGTCAAGCTCTGGTCGATCCAGAAGGAGCGGCAGCACTCACCGCACAAGATCGACCTGGCGATGGCGGCCGTGCTCTCCTGGCGCGCGCGCCTGGACGCGATCGCGGCCGGGGCGACCGGCGGCCGGAGCGTGTACGAGGATCGGGGCGTTCTTGTTCTCTAAGCGCCGCCTCCCGCGCGTCGCCGTCGACCTGGACGACGCGCGCGTGGCGGCCGGGCTGACGCTGGCGACGGCCGGGCTCTGGCTGCTCTTCGGGGTGACCGGGATCGCCGCGCTGATGGTGCTGGTCGGCGCCTACCTGACCGCGAACGGCGCCCTCGGGGCGAGGAGGTAGCGATGGGTCTTCTGGCGACGGCGTTCCGGCCCGAGGCGCGGGCGCTCAACGAGTCCGAGTGGCTCTTGCGCGCGCTCTCGGGCGGCGCGTCGACCTACACCGGACGGCAGGTCGGACCCGCGGACGCGCTCCGCTTCCCGGCCGTCTACGCCTGCGTCCACATCCTGGCCGACTCGATCGCCTCGCTCCCGCTGATCACTTACCGGCGGCTCGAGGGCGGCGGCAAGGAGCGGGCCGACGGCCACCGCCTCTACCCGCTCCTGCACGACGCGCCCAACCCCGAGATGACCGCGATGGAGTGGCGCCAGACGATGACCGCGCACCGCGCGCTCTGGGGCAACGCCTACTCCGAGATCGAGTTCGACAACGCCGGGCGGGTCGTGGGCCTGTGGCCGCTCCGTCCCGACCGGATGCAGGTCGAGCGCGACCGGGGCACCAAGCGGCTCCTCTACCGGTACACGATGGATAACCGGCAGGTGGAGCTGCGGTCCGAGCAGGTCTTCCACTGGCGCGGCCTCTCCCCGGACGGCATCTACGGCTACTCCCCGATCGGCCTGGCGCGCGAGGCGGTGGGGCTGGGCCTGGCCACGGAGGAGTACGCGGCGCGCTTCTTCGGCAACGACGCGACGCCGGGCGGGGTGCTGGAGGTCAAGGGCAAGCTCTCCGAGTCCGCGCAGCGCAACCTGAAGGCCTCCTGGGAGGCCAGCCACCGCGGCCTCGACAAGGCGCAGCGGATCGCCGTCCTCGAGGAGGGGGTCACCTGGAAGTCGATCGGGATGCCCGCCCGCGACGCGCAGTTCCTCGAGCAGCGCAAGTACCAGGTGAACGAGATCGCGCGGATCTACCGCATCCCGCTCCACATGGTCGCCGACCTCGACCGGGCGACCAACAACAACATCGAACACCAGGGCCTCGAGTTCGTCGTCCACACGCTGCGGGCGTATCTGGTCTCGTTCGAGCAGCGCGCGAACAACCAGCTGCTGTCGAGCGACCACCGCGGGACCTACTTCGTCGAGCACCTGGTCGACGCGCTGCTCCGCGGCGACACCCGCGCGCGCTACGGCGCCTACGCCGTCGGGTGGAACCGCTGGCTCGTGACGAACGAGATCCGCGCGGCCGAGAACCTCAACCCGCTCCCCGGCGGCGACGACATCCAACCGCTCGCCAACATCGTCGGGAAGGGTGGGAGCGGTGCCCCGCCTCCTCCGGACGCGGGTGGTCAGGGCACCGACAAGGGCGCGGCCGGATGACGCTGGTGGTCGAGCCCGAGCGGCGGCTGGTCCTCCTGATCATCGATCAGCAGCCGCGTTGCTGGCGCTGCGGGCGGATGATCGCCTGGCTCGCGGCGCGGCCCTGGCGGATCAGCTGCGGCCGCTGCAAGGCGCTCAACTCGAGCGAGCCCGAGGTCGCCGAGGCGCCCCGGCCGCGGCCGATCGAGCGGCGTGGCTGAGCGCGGCCCGCCCGGGACGGCCGGGATCGTCTGCGGGGATCTCCTGCGCGATCCCGAGTTCCAGATCAGCTGGGACAACCTGGTCCTGCCGCCGGGGACGATCCCGGCGCGCGCGGTCGGGATGAACGTCGCGGCCAACCGCAACAGGCTGGTGCGCGGCCTGGCCGGGGACTGGCTCTTCATGACCGACGACGACATGATCCTGCGGCCCGACACCCTGCTTCGCTGCGTCGGCGTGATGGAGTGCGGGCGCTTCGACGTCGTCGCGCCGCTGGTCCTGATGCGCTGGCCGCCCTTCCTGCCGGTCGCCTTCCGCGGGACCGGCGCCGACCGCCGGCGCCTGGCGCTCGACGGGGCGACGGGCGTCGTCGAGGTCGACGAGGTCGGGACCGGCTGCATCCTGATCCGGCGGCGCGTCTTTGAGGCGCTCTCTGATCCCTGGTTCGAGCTGGGCCAGATCAAGAGCGACGAGATGGGCGAGGATCTCTACTTCTGCCGCAAGGCGCGGGCGGCCGGCTTCCGGATCGCGGTCGACCTGGACAACACGGCCGGCCACTTCGCGCGCTTCGGGGTCTGGGCGGACGCCGCGAACAGGCGGGTGCTCTTCGCCTGCGGCGCGGGGCACGTGATCGCGATGGACGCCGCGCAGCTCGAGGAGTCGCCGACGCTGCCGGAGCTGATGGGCCGATCGCGTCCTTGACAGCCGGAGCCACCCGGGCGTAGAGTCTGGAGCAGTCGTGGCCCGCTGCTCATAGAGCAGCCGTGACGTGGCCCTCGGACCCTTCGTGGTCTGGGGGCTTTTTCGTTGCCAGCAAGCCCAGCGGGCCAGCGCGAGACGCGGGTCATCGCCGGATCGATCGAGGTCCGCGCGAGCGAGAGCGGCCCGCCGCGGATCACCGGCTACGCGGCCGTCTTCGACGAGCCGTCCCTGGTCATCGAGGACTGGCTCGGCTCGTTCGTCGAGCGGATCGCGCCGACCGCCTTCGACCGCACGCTCGGCGAGGGCGCCGACGTGCGCGCGCTCCTCAACCACGACCCGAACTGGATCCTCGGCCGCAACACCGCCGGGACGCTCACCCTCAAGACGGACAAGCGGGGCCTCTTCGCCGAGATCACGCCGCCCGACAACGAGCGCGGCCGCTACGTGATCGACGCGGTGACGCGGGGCGACATCCACGGGATGTCCTTCTCGTTCCGCACGATGGAGGACCGGTGGACCTTCAAGAAGGGCGCCGATCCGGACGAGCGCGAGCTCCTGGACGTCGACCTGTTCGACGTCGGGCCGACGCCGTTCCCAGCCTACCCGGCCACCACGGCGAGCGCGCGCTCCGTGCTCGCGGCGGTCGGCGTCGACCTGGAGGCCGTCGTGCGCGTCTGCCAGCGCGCCCGCCGCGGCGCGGAGCTCGCGGAGGCCGACCACGACCTGATCCGCCGCGCGATCGAGACGCTGCGCGGCTTCCTGCCAGCCGACCCCGCGCCGGCCGCGGCGCCGGTTGCCGTTCTCCGGCGCCAGCTCGACCTGGCCGCCATCGCGTAGGAGGAGCAACCGATGCCGACCACGATCGTCGAGATGCGCCAGCGCCGGGCCACGCTCATCGGCGACGCCCGCGGCCTGCTCGACCGCGCCGACGCGGACGGAGCCCTCGGGGCCGAGGACCGGACGCAGTACGAGCGGCTCTTCGGCCAGGCCCAGACGCTCAAGGAGCAGATCGAGCGCGCCGAGCAGCTCGAGGCCGAGGAGCGCGACCTGGCGCAGCACCAGCCGCTCGCGGCCGCGCGCCTGGGTCAGCCCGGCCTCGACGACGCGGTCGCGCGCACCGCCGCCGAGATGATCTTCGAGTACCGGGGGCACCGGTTCCCGTCGCACCCGGCCGTCCGCAAGGCGGTCAACGGGTGGCTGATGACCGGTCGCCTCGACGCCACGGTCGCGGAGCTGCGCGCCCTGCAGGCCGACGTCGACACCGGCGGCGGCTACCTGCGTCCGGACGTGGAGTTCGTCGCGCGCCTCATCAAGTTCGTCGACGACGAAGTCTTCATGCGCCAGCTCGGCACGGTGATGATGATCCCGTCGGGCGCGGGGCAGATCTTCCCGTCCCTGGACACCGACCCGGCCGACGCCGACTGGACGAGCGAGCTGGGGACCGGCAGCGCCGACACGGCGATGGCGATCGGCAAGCGGGAGCTCCGGCCCCACCCGGTCGCCAAGCGGATCCTGGTCTCGAACACGCTGCTCCGCCAGTCGGGGCAGCCGGGCGCCGTCGACGCCGAGAGCCTGGTGCGCCAGCGCCTCGGCTACAAGTTCGCGATCACCGAGGAGAAGGGCTACATGACCGGCACGGGGGCGCAGCAGCCCCTGGGCCTCTTCACCGCCTCGGCGATGGGCATCTCGACCGGCCGCGACGTCTCGACCGGCAACACCACGACCTCGATCATGACCGACGGCCTCCAGGAGGCCAAGTGGACGCTCAAGCCGCAGTACCGGAGTCGTCCGTCGACCCGGTGGATCTTCCACTCCGACGCCCTGAAGCAGATCGCGAAGCTCAAGGACGGCGACGGCCAGTACATCTGGCGGCAGGGGATCACGGTCGGGGCGCCCGACACCCTCCTGAACCTGCCCTACGTCGAGTCCCGCTACGCGCCCAACACGTTCACGACGGGCCTGTACGTCGGCGTCCTCGGCGACCTCTCCTTCTACTGGATCGTCGTCGCGCTCGAGATGCAGCTCCAGCGCCTGGTCGAGCTCTACGCCGCCACCAACCAGACCGGCTTCATCGGCCGCCTCGAGGTCGACGGGATGCCCGTCCTCGAGGAGGCGTTCACCCGCGTCAAGCTGGCCTAAGAACCCGTCCAGGAGGGGTAGCGCGATGCAACTGACGAACGAGGTCCAGACGGTCCGCATCCAGAACGCGGCCGCGGCCGGCACGACGAGCCTGAACAGCTCCAGCGTCGACCAGCTCGGCTGGGACGGGGTCCGCGGCGTCTACGGCGTCGGGGCCCTGACGGCCGGCCAGGTGACCAGCCTGAAGGCGCAGGACTCGCCCGACAACTCCGTCTTCACCGACATCACGGGCGCCGCGGGCTCGGCGCTCGCGGACGGCGACGGCAACGGCCTCCTGGTCGTCGACGTCTACCGGCCGCTCCGGCGCTACGTGCGCTTCGTGCTGGTCCGGGGCACGCAGAACGCGGTCGTGGATTTCGGGATCGCCGAGCAGTACCGAGGTCCCCGCAAGGGTCCCCAGACGAAGGACACGACCGTCAAGCAGCAGCTCGTCACCGTCGGCGCCTAACGCCGAACGCACCGCATCGGAGGCGCTAGATGCCGGACGGCACGTACCAGCCGAAGGTCTACGAGAAGCAGGGCGGCGACGAGATCGTCGTCGCCTCGGGCGGCCAGATCACCGTCGAGGCGGGCGGCGCGATCCAGCTGCCGGCCAACCTGCGGACCGGCTACATCCCGCTGGATCTGTTCTCCATCCGCGAGATCGTCTCCAACGACATCCCCAACACCGCGACCCAGGCCGGCGGCTTCCTGGCCAAGAACACGACCCCGATCCTCGAGCGGATCAACGGCGCGACCGACAAGGGCATCCGCGTCGCGTGGGCGGCCGCGAACGTCGACCCGATCCAGTTCGGCCCGGTGCCCTACCCGCTCGACCTCGACGACACCGCGCCCGTCACGGTCAAGCTGTTGGTGTCGAAGGACACCAACACCGACACGCTCGCGAACATCGCGGTCGCCTACTTCGAGGGGGTCGGCGACACCAACGCGGGCACCAACACCCCGGCGATCACCGAGACGACCGGCCCAGCGCTCAAGAGCGTGACGATCGCGGGCGTCGACGTCGGCCCGGCGCCGACCTTCGCGACGGTCGAGCTGGTGCCCGGCACGCACGGCACCGACGCCATCCGCCTCTACGCGGCGTGGTTGGAGTACCAGAGGAAGAACACGTGAACCTAAGACTTCTTCTTGGGCTGATGGTTTGCGCGGCCGCGCTCCTCGCGGTCGCGCATATTGGCCGACTGATCGCCGAGGTAGAGGTGATCCGGCCGGACGCACCCGCGATTGTCGCAATGGTGCAGGACCATCATCCCCTCGGGTATCGGGCCGACGGTGAGCTCGTAACTCCGACGATGGGCCAGGACCGTGCGTCGCGAGCCGTCGACGCGCGAGCCGGCCGCAGTGACGCCGTAGCCGATCGCCTGCCGGTAACCGCGCCACTCCCAGCAGCCGATGTCGGAGCGATCGACCTTCGACCAGAAGGCGGCACCATTCGTGTTCCGTTGCTGAGCCAGCTTCTGCCTAGCCGCTTCGGTTTGTCCCCGTCGGGCACTGGCTCGGCCGATCTTCTCCCGTGTCTCGGGCTTCGTGACGCGCAATCGGCGCGCCGCGGACAGGCGCGCGCGGTGCTCGGGACTGAAGACTCTCTTCTCCATCCACCCAATTATAGCCAGGCGGCGTACAGGCTGCCCGACACGCGCAAGAACACCTAGGAGGGGACCCCGATGTTCGTCAAGGCGCTCAAGCCGGTCTCCTCGCCCTGGGGCTCGGCGCTGGTGGGCGACGCGCTCGAGGTGCCCGACGAGGTCGGCGCGGCCTGGATCGCGGACGGCGTCGCCGAGGCGTTCGTCCCGGTCCCGGAGCCGGAACCGCTTCCCGCGCTCGAGGAGCAGCTCGCCGCCGTCACCGCCGAGCGCGACGCGCTGGCGGCCGAGATCGCCGCGCTCAAGGCCGCGGCCGAGCCGACGCCCGCGGCGCCCAAGGCCGTCGCCAGGGCGAAGAGGTAGCCGATGCCGCTGCTCGTCCAGGACCCGCGCCAGACCGTCGACGCCGCGATCCAGAGCGGGCAGAGCCTCTCCGCCGCGCTCGAGATCGCGGGCTACCGGGTGGCGGGGATCGTGATGCCGGGGACCTGGGACGCGGCGGCGCTGACCGTGCAGGGCAGCCACGACGGCTCGACCTTCCAGAACGTCTACGACGGGGACGGCTCGGAGCTCACGATCCAGGCCGCGGCCTCGCGGAACCTGACCCTCACGAGCGTGCAGACGCTCGCGCTCCTGGCCTGGAAGCAGATCAAGATCCGGTCCGGCACGTCCGGGACGCCGGTCAACCAGACGGGTGCCCGAACGCTGACGGTCATTCTCGTCCCGGCCTGACGATGACCGGCGTCGTCCCCCTCCTGCTCGTCGGCGACAGCCCGACCGAGATCCCCGGCTGCGTGCTCTACTACCTGGCCGATCGCCTCGGCCTGAATAACAACGACCCGGTCGGCGCCATCCCCGACCAGAGTGGGAAGGGCAACAGCTTCTCGCAGGGGACCGCGTCCAAGAAGCTGACCTTCAAGACGAACGTCGTCAACGGCCGCGCGACCGTCTTCGCGGACGCGATCGACGACGAGATGACGGCCAACGACGCGCCGGACCTGGACGGCAACCCCGGGCTGACGATCTTCGTCGTCGGCCGGCAAACCGCGCTGGCGGTGAGTCAGGCGCTCCTGGGCAAGTGGACCTACCAGACCGACGGTGCCTGGGTGCTGCAGACCGACACCGCGACGAACACGGAGATGCTCTTCCTGGTCGCCGACGCGGCCGCGGATCCCGGGAACAACCTGATCAAGTCGACCAACCTCGGGATGACGACCGCCTTCCAGGTGGTCGAAATGGTGTACGACGGGAGCCAGGGCACGGCCGCGAACCGCGTCAAGTTCTGGCGCAACGGCGTGCAGGCGACGACCTCGATGACCGGCACCGTCCCGGCGACGCTCCTGAACGGCGGCGGGCCCCTGCTCCTGGGGCGCTTCGGCGGCACCCTGAACCGCTTCTACGGTGGCGACTTCGGCGGCGTGGCCATCTACAAGCGGGCGCTCTCGGCGCCCGAGCGCGGCCGCGTCCGGCGCTGGCTCGGCAACTACTTCGGGATCACGGTCGTCTGATGGCACGGGATCGACGCCTCACCATCGTCGTCAAGGCGGCCGTCGTCGGGAGCGCGAACACGTGGGCCGCCCAGGTCGACACCGGCGGTCAGGGGGATCGCACCTTCACCGTCGCCCTCTCGCCGACCGGGCTGCCGCCGGCGACGCACTACTGGTGTGGCTGGCAGATGGACCCCACCGACGACAGCGGGATGCGCACGCGCCTCGCCGCGGCGGTCGCGGCGGGCAACGCGTTCGTCTACGACGGCCTGACCGTCGACCCGCAGACCGTGCTCGCCGGCCTCGGCCTGCAGCGGGTGGTGGGCTAGATGGCGCCCACGAACGGGTACACGAGCACGGGCACCCTCAAGACGCGCCTCGGGATCGGCGACGCGACCGACGACGCGCTCCTGGACGCGATCATCACGCAGGTCTCGCGCGAGATCGACGGCGAGTGCAAGCGCCGGTTCTACGCGGCGACCGACACCCGCTACTACACGCCCGAGACCTACGACCTGCTCCAGGTCGACGACCTGCTCTCGGTCACGACGCTGAAGACGGATGAGGACGGCGACGGCGTCTTCGAGGCGACGTGGGCGACGACGGACTACGTGCTCGAGCCCTTGAACGCGCCCGCGGAGAGCCAACCCGAGCCGTACACGACGATCCGGGTCGCGCGCAACGGCGCGCGCGTCTTCCCCGGCTACTTCCCCGCCCTGATCGGCTGGCCGCCGCCGGTGACCTACCCGCGCTCGAGCGCGGGCCTGGCCGTGCGGTCGGTGCAGGTGGTCGGGTCCTTCGGCTACGCCTCGACGACGCCGCCGGTCGTCGAGGCGGCGTGCCTCTTCCAGTGCGCGCTCGAGTACATGGCCAAGGACGCGCCGAGCGGCTCGGCCGGGGGCGGCGAGATGGAGACGACGCTCCGGACCATCGGGCTGCACCCGTTCGCCCGCCGGATGCTGGAGCCGCTCCGTCGGCTGGTGGCGGCTTGATGGTCAAGCTCTCGATGCGCGTCAAACTCTCCGATCCGAAGCCCCTGCAGAAGAAGCTCGTCGCCGACGCGCTCTACACGAGCGGGGTCGACCGGCTCGTCGCGGAGGCCACGCGAACGGCGCACCGAGCCGCCCGCGAGCGGGCGCCGGGCTCGCTCGGGAGCGCGGTCACGATGGCCATCGAGCGCCGCGAGAGCGGGGGCGGCTTCGGGCTCATCCTCGGGATCGTCCGCGTCGCCAACCGGACGCGCAAGGGCTTCCGGTACCCCTGGGCGCTGCAGTCGAGCAAGAAGATCCGGTTCCGCCACCGCTCGGGCTCCCGCCAGGGGAAGCTGACCAAGTCGTGGTTCTCGGGCGCGCGGAGCGGCCTGCACAAGGACCTCAAGCAGGGCATGGCCGATCTCTCGGCCGCGATCCAACGGAAGTGGAGCGCGGGGACATGAACATCGCCACGATCCGCGACAACCTCCAGGCCAGGCTCGCCGGCCAGATCGCGGCGACGCGCTGGTTCGACGTCTGGCCCAACGTCATCAAGACGCCGGCCGGGATCGTCGAGCGGATCGCGGGGCCGGATCGGGAGGTGCTAGGCGCGAGCGGGCCCTACCGACTCCGCTTGCAGGTCGTGCTCCTGGTCGGGCCCTCGTCGGACGTCAAGCGCAGCCGCGACAAGCTCGACCCGTACCTGGCGACGAGCGGGGGGCAGAGCGTGCGCGCGGCGCTCGAGGGCGACTCGACCCTCGGGGGCACGATCGAGAAGCTGATCATCGGCGAGGCGACCGACGACAACCGGATCGAGGCGAACGGCAACCAGTACGTCGGCGCCGTCGTCCCGGTCGACGTCTGGGCGACGTAGGAGGACCCGTGAAGGGGCGCTACCGCGTCAAGGTGGGCCTGAACTACCCGACCGACCCCGCGATCGACAAGCGCTTGCGCGCGGGCGAGGAGATCCCCTGGGAGGAGCGCGGGCTTCGGCGTGTCGAGCCGGGCGACGTGGTCGACGACCTGCCGGCGCTGAGCATTCCCTGGCTGCTGCGCGACGGCCTGATCGAGGACGCGACCGAGGAGGTGCGCCATCGCGAAGTACGGTAGCGGGGACGTCGCCTTCTTGTTGATCGACGGCTACGACCTGCTCGGGTTCACGACCGAGTTCTCGGACGAGCGCGAGGCGCTGCTGGAGCCGAGCCACACGCTCGGCAAGACCTGGGAGGAGTCGACCTGGGTCGGCCTCAAGAAGGCCACCTTCGAGCAGAAGGGCTACTACGACGACGCCGCGCTGGCCTCCAACGCCGCCCTGGTCGGCAAGTCGGGCTCCTCGCGGGTGCTCTGCTTCGGCCTGGCGACCAACGCCAAGCGCAAGCCCTTCACCGGGTTCAACGGCGCGATGCAGGTGAACATGGAGCGGGTCGCGAGCCGCGGCGCCCTGCACCGGCTGAACGCCAAGTACCTCGGCAACGGCCAGGTCGACGAGGGCTACATCCTGCACGAGCAGCAGGCCGAGACGGCCGCCTCGGGCAACACGCAGGGGACCTCGCTCGACAACGGCGCGGCGTCGACCAACGGCGGCGTCGGCTACTCGCAGGTCGTCGCCCTGACGCTGGGCGGCTACACCTCGGTGACGATCGTCATCCAGGACTCGGCCGACAACTCGACCTTCGCCGACATCATCACGTTCGCCAACGTCACGGCCGCGCCCGCCGCGGAGCGCAAGACCGTCGCGGGCACCGTTCGCCGCTACACGGCCGCCCGCTGGGCCTTCAACGGCGCCGGGGCTGGGCAGTCCGTCACGTTCATGGCCGGGATCGCCCGAGGCTAGGAGAGGAGTCAATCAATGGGCAAGTACGCGAGCAACGACCTCGTGATCCAGTTCGACAACTCGGGCGGCGCGCTGCAGGACATGACCCAGTACGTCCTCGAGCTTAACGGGATCGACATCGAGGGCCTGATGGCCGAGTCGCACTCGTTCGGCGACGCCTGGTTCGAGGCGCTCTGGACGGGCATCCGCAAGATGGCCGAGATCGTCCTCAAGGGCTTCTACGACGACACGGCGACGACCGGCCCCGACGCCATCTTCAACGCGGTCGGGAACCTGAACGTCACCCGGACCTTCAAGGTGACGTGGGGCTCGACCAAGACGACCAGCGTCGAGACCTACATCAAGAACTACCGGCGCCTGCCGACGCGCGGCGAGATCAGCAAGTACGAGGTCGTCCTGGTCCCGACCGGCGCGCCGACGGAGACGTAGGCCGATGCTGACCAAGCACGTGACCCGGCCCGTGCCGCTGCCCCACGAGCCGGGGCAGGAGGTCACGATCCGGATGCTCTCGTGGCTGCAGATCCAGGAGGCGCGGACGGCGCGCCTCCGGGCCCTGCTCGCCCGGGCTCGGGACGTGGCCGACCTCGTGCCGACCTTCCAGGCGGCGGTCCAGAACGGCGCGACGGCGGTCGTCGCCGCGCCGGCCTCCGCGGACGCGCTCGCCGACTACGACGCGGGGACGCTCCTGCGGCTCGGGGTGGTCGGCTGGACGTACGAGGACCCGGTGACGCCCGAGAACATCGACGACCTGGACGAGGAGACCAAGGACGTCGTCGCGCGGGCGATCGTCGGGTGCTTTCGGCGGGACCGCGAGGCCCAAAAAAACGGTTCCGCGCCCTCCACCTCGCCCTCGGCGGGGCGGCGGGCGCGCCCGACGACTGGCTCTTAAGCCGGATCTGCGAGGAGTTCGGGTGCACGCCCTCGGTCGCGGCGCGGGAACCGCTCCCGCTGGTCCTCGACATCATGGAGCTGCGCCAGTACGCGCGCGCCAAGCGCGCGCTCGAGGAAGCGGAGCACGAGGAGGACGTGCCCGCCTCGCCGATGGTCGAGTGGGTCTGGGAGATCCAGCAGGACCTCGCTCGGGAGGCGATGCGCCGCCGAGCCGAGGCGGCGGGCACCGAGCGCCGGTGCGTCGTCTGCGCTGCACCGGCGGCCTACTTCTGCGACGGCCCCGGCTGCGCGGCGCCGCTGTGCGACGCGCACCGGATCTCGGCCGGGGATCTCGACTACTGCCCAAGCCACGCGTCGTCGGGGGGTAGCTGAGCGATGGCGATGTCGAACGCCGACCTGGCGATCGTCATCAAGGCGGTCGACGAGGCGTCCGGCGTCCTGCAGAAGGTCGCCGGCGAGCTCGGCGGCGTCGGCCAGGCCGCGGAGCGGACGGACGGGCCGCTCGGCGGTTTCGGCGGGGCGCTCGGGAAGGTCGGCCTGGCCGCCGGCGCCGTGGGCCTGGCCGGCACGGCGGTCATCGGCGTGCTCTCGGACCTGGCGCGCGAGGCGATGAAGGCCGAGGACGTCCAGGCCCAGCTCAACGCGGTGCTCGAGTCGACCGGCGGCGTCGCGGGCGTCTCGGCCGAGATGGCGGACGAGCTGGCGACCTCGCTCTCGAAGGTGACGACCTTCGACGACGAGGCCATCAAGTCGTCCGAGGCGCTCCTGCTCACCTTCACCAACATCGGCCAGAACGTCTTCCCGGCCGCGACCGAGACCGTGCTCAACATGAGCCAGGCGCTCGGGCAGGACCTGCAGTCCTCGGCCGTGCAGCTGGGCAAGGCCCTGCAGGACCCCATCAACGGGGTGACCGCGCTCCGGCGCGTCGGCGTGTCGCTGACCGACCAGCAGGAGGCGCAGATCAAGGCGATGGTCGAGGCGGGCGACGTCGCGGGCGCCCAGGCCGTCATCCTCAAGGAGCTCCAGACCGAGTTCGGCGGCGTCGCGCGCGCGGCCGGCGAGACGACCGCCGGTCAGCTGACCATCCTCTCCAACGAGTTCGACAACATGAAGGAGGAGCTGGGCGCCCAGCTCCTGCCGATCATCCTCGAGGGCGCGAAGGTCCTGCGGGAGATCCTCCCGGCCGCGACGATGGTCGCCAAGGTCGCCCTGACGGTCCTGATCGAGCCCATCAAGCTCATCATCGACGGCTTCAAGCTGCTCGGGAGCATCTTCGGGACGTCGGAGCCCGCCGAGGGCGTGAAGGGCACGGCGACCAACGTGCAGCAGGCGCTCGCGACGATCCCGGTCGCTGTCCGGGACGTGGCGGCCGCGGTGCCCAAGGAGATCCGCGACGCGCAGGAGAAGGTGGCCAAGGAGGTCGAGAAGCTGACGCGCGACGCCGGGCGCAAGCTCGAGGAGGTCGCGAAGGCCGAGATGCAGGACCTGGCCAAGGCGCAGCAGGAGGGCGCGGAGCGGGTCGCCGACGCCCGCCAGAAGGCGGCCGAGACGATCGCGAAGGCGCACGAGGAGGCCGGCGACAAGATCGCCGAGGTGATCCGGCGCGAGGACCAGGCGATCGCGGACCTCGAGACCGAGGAGTCCGACAAGATCGCCACGGCGCAGGACAAGGCGGCGCTCGCCATCACGAAGGCGCAGGAGGACGCCGCCGCGAAGATGGTCGAGGCGCAGGACAAGTTCGGTCGGGAGGGCGCCGACGCGGTCCGCCAGGCTGCCGAGGCGGTCGTCGACGCGCAGAAGGCCGCCACCCAGGCCGTCCAGGCGGCGATCGACGCCCTGACCGACAGCCGGGCGCAGAAGGCGCGGCGGGAGATGTTCGACGAGTCGCAGGCGCAGGCGGCGCTCGTGCGCAAGCGCGCGCAGGAGGACGCCGAGGCGATCCGGAAGTTCCACGCCGACCTCGAGTCGGCGAAGACCGCCGAGGAGCGGGCCCAGATCGAGGCGCGCTTCAAGGTGTCCGAGGCCGACCGGCTGCAGCGTCGGAAGGTCGAGGACGACGACCGCGCGTTCGCGGCGACCCAGGCCAAGGCCCGGCAGGCGTTCGAGGCCAAGATCGAGGACGAGAACCTCGCCAAGAAGATCGCGACCATCAACGAGGAGCGCGGCCGCAAGACCGCGCACATCAACCAGGAGCTGGCGGACAAGGAGGCCAAGCTTAAGGACGGGCTCACGCGCGAGCGCGCGCAGATCCAGAAGTCGCTCGGGGAGAAGGAGAGCGACATCAACCAGAGCCTGGGCCGCGAGGTCGCCGAGACGCTCAAGGCCGGCGACCGCAAGGAGGCCGACATCCACGAGCGCGCCGTGCGCGAGGCCGACGAGGTGCGCAACGGCCTGGACAAGCGGATCGCGGCGACCGAGGACGGCCTGGCCAAGGAGCTGGTGTCCCAGCAAAAGGCGCTCGACAAGAAGCTCGCGGCGGTCGCCGCCAACGCGCAGGAGGAGCGCGACAAGGTCCGGGAGAGCCTGCAGCTGCGCATCCAGGACCTGCAGACCGAGCTGGCCGAGAAGACGGCCAAGATGAAGGTCAAGGCGCCCACGATGGACGACCTGGACGCGAGCACGCCGATCATGGCCGGGCTCAAGCGCGCGGCGGTCGACCCGGCCGTGATGGACGTCTCGCGCGGGGTCGGCCATGAGGTCACCGGCGGCATCTCGGTCGGGATGATCGCGGCCGAGGCGATGGCGGCGCTCCGGCGCGCGGCCGGGGCGGTGGTCGACTTCATCGGCGGCGCGCTGCGGGCGGCCGGCCTCATCAGCAGCCCGTCGAAGCTGATGGCCGAGCGGGTGGGCGCGCCGCTCGCGCAGGGCGTCATCCAGGGGATGCTCGCCGAGCGCGGGTCGGTCGAGCAGGCGCTGGCCGAGCTGATCGGGCCGCGGGCCCTCTCGCCCTCGATCACGGCCTCCGTCGGGGGTGGCGTCGGCGGGAGCGCCGGGTCCGCGGTGGCCGTCGCCGGCGCGGGTGCCGGCCGCGCCGCCCCGATCGAGGTGCGCGTCTACCTGGACAGCCGAGAGCTCCGCAACGTGGTCGTGTCGACGGACCAGGTCAACAGCGCGCGGGGCCGCGGATGACGCTCATCACCTACCGGTTCCTGATCGACCAGGACAACGACGGCGACTTCTACGCGACGATCGACGACGTCACGAGTCGGGTCCTGTCGCGGTCCACCGTGCGGCTGACGCGCGGGCTCGACTCGATCCGGACGGGCTCCCCGCCGATGGCGGGCGAGCTCAACGGCCTCGAGATCCAGAACGCCGACAAGGTCTACTCGTCGCAGAACGGCGCATCGGCTCTGTTCGGGAAGCTGAAGCCGGGCAGGAGGGTCGAGTTTCAAGCGACGCTCGCGAGCGACACCTTCACCCGCGCGGACAGCCCGAGCAGCCTGGGGACGGCCGACCTCGGCGGTGCCTGGAGCGCGCTCCAGGGGACGTGGGGCATCAGCTCGAACCAGGCCTACCTGGTCGCGACCGACGGCACCAACCGGGCGGCCGCGGTCCTGGACACCGGCACGGCGGACGGCACGATCCAGGTCACCTTCGCCAACCTGCAGGACGGGAACCGCCTGGTGTTCCGCGCGACCGACGCGCTCAACCAGTGGACGGTCGAGGTCGACTCCACGTCGATGATCCTCTCGAAGATCGTGGCCAGCGTCGGCACGATCGTCGCCAACATCGCGGGGACCTTCGTGTCCGGGGACAAGATGCGGGTCGAGCTCTTCGGCCCGTCGATCAAGGTGTTCCAGAACGCGACGCTCCTGACCGCGCAGACCGATACCTTCCAGCAGACGGCGACCAAGCACGGGATCGGCGCCTCCAGCTCCGGCACGATGCCGACGGCGCGCTTCGACGACTTCGCCGTCCGGCGGCCGCTGATGAACGGGCTCACGCGCACCTACAAGGAGAACGCGCACCCGTCGAAGAAGTCGGTCGACCTCACGGCGCTCGGGATGCTCTCGCAGCTCGCCAAGGCGAAGGGTCAGGGCAACTTCTCGCTGCTCTACCAGGACGTGCGGGTCGATCAGGCGATGGGGTACCTCCTGGACGCGATCGGGCTGACCGACACCCGCTACCGCGTCTTCGACGTCTGCGACACGATCCTCCGTTGGTGGTGGCTCGGTCCGGACGAGGACCCGCTGGAGGCCGCGTTTCAGCTCGCGCGCAGCGAGGACGGGCTCCTCTTCGAGGACGGCCTCGGACGGCTGGTGCTGCGGAACAAGTTCAGCCCCGACACGGACGCGCGCCGGAGCGTGTCGCAGGTCACGATCCGCGACGCCTCGCCCAACGAGCCGCGCTTCTCGGAGGTGTTCGAGCTGTCGCAGGGGCACGACGAGATCATCAACGACGTCCAGTTCGCCTACAAGCGGCGCGAGATCCAGTCGCTCCAGCAGGTCTGGTCGCTCGGCGCGCTCCTGACGCTGGCCCCGAACCAGACGGTCAACCTGGACGTGACCGCGAACGACCCGTTCACGGGGGCGGTCAACCCCGGCGCCCCGACGGACTACGTCGTCCTGTCCGGCTCGGTCAGCTCCTCCACGCTCGGGACGGGCTCCGGCTCCAAGGCCGTGCTGACGATCACGGCCGGCTCGGGCGGCGCGACGATCACCGGCCCGGCGGGGGCCGAGGCGGGCGGCATCCGCGTCCGCGCGCAGCCCGCGACCGTGGTCGAGACGCGGACGATCGGCCCGACCGTCTCGACGGCCGCCAGCAAGGCCGAGTTCGGGCCCCACGTCTACCCCTACGCGGTCCGCGCCGAGATCGACTCGTTCACCCTGGAGGGCCTCGCCGATCGCATCGTGACCAAGCGCAAGGACCCGCGGCCGACCCTCGTCTACCGGATCGTCAACGCGAACGCGACCCGCGTCGCGGAGATCCTGGCGCGGGAGATCGGCGACCGCGTCAAGGTCACCGAGGCGCAGACCACCCTCAGCGACGCCGAGTTCTTCGTCACCCAGATCGACCACGAGATCAACCAGGGCGGCGGCGTGCACGCCACCACCTTCGGCCTCGAGAAGGCCGACGCGGCGCAGACGCTCTTCCGGCTCGGGGTCAGCCAGCTCAGCGGGACGCACAAGCTGGGATGAGGATGATCGATCTCCAGATGCTCAGCTTCCCGACCCTCGACGCCTGGTTCGAGGCGCTGCGGACGACGATGCCGCAGTTGGGCATGGATCCGGCGCTGATGCCCGCGATCACCGACGTCGCCGATCGAGCGCCGCCGGCGGTCGCGTTCGTCAACCACGGGCGCTGGCTAGCGCGCTGCCCCGACGGGAACTGCCAGGGCGTCGAGTACGTCGGCGAGGGGCTCCCCTTCTGGTGCTGCGCGTGCGCGAACGTCGGCGCAGCCCACCGCTGGCGGCTGGTCGAGTGGCCCCCCAACCGCGCCGCGATCGAGGCGGCGCTGGGCAGGCGCGATTACCCGCATCAGCGCAATTGGCTCCCGGGCGAGTCGATCCAGCGCCTCGACGCGGAGACGCGGCTGCTGACGGGGGTGATCCCATGACGTGGACCACGGGCAAAGTCTGGGCGAGCCTCGATGTCCTGACCCACACCGACCTGAACGCCTACATCGGCTCCAGCGGCAACCTCTTCGAGACGGTGACCGCGAAGGCGACCGCGGCCGGGCAGGTCCCCTACGCGACCGGCTCGAAAGCGGTCGCGATGCTGACGGCCGGGGCGGCGACCGACGTGCTGCACTCGGGCACGACGCCCGCGTGGGGCAAGGTGACCCTCGACGACCAGGCCACGGCCAAGACCTGCCGGATCTACAACGCGGGCAACCTCTCGATCGTGAACAACACCCTGACCAACGTCACCTTCGACACCGAGCAGTACGACGTGCCGGGCTGGCACAACCCGGCCTCCAACCCCGAGCGGATCACCTTCGACCGGTCCGGGACCGTGGTCGTGATGGCGCACGTCCAGTTCGCGGCCGGGACCTCGGGGGTGCGCCGCTGCTCGATCGAGAAGAACGGGACCGAGGGCACCGAGTACGAGACGACCACGGCCGCCCTGCACTCGATCCCGATGTGCCGGATCTTCCCGGTGGTCAACACCGACTACGTCCGGGTGACGGCCCTGCAGGTCTCGGGCGGCAACCTCAACCTGATCGGCGGCGCGGCCTACACGTTCCTGCAGGCCGTGATGCTGCCGCCGTGAGCCTTCGTCGCGCGCACCGTCCCCACCACCAGGCAACGCCGGAAAGGACCGAATGAGCGTGAACGTCGTCCTCAACTTCGCCGACCGCGCCGGGGCGCTCGCCGCGGCCTGGCCCATCTACTCGATCCTGCTCGGGGCGATGCTGCTCGACCTCCTGACCGGCACCGCCGCCGCGATCGGCACCCGAACCCTCTCCTCCAACGTGTCGTGGAAGGGCATGATGAAGAAGCTGGCCACGTTGATGGTGGTCGCGCTCGCGGTGCTGCTCGAGCCGATCGTGCCGGGCAACCTCGCCCTCGGAACCATCGCGGCGATCGGCTTCATCGTCGCCGAGTCGCTGAGCGTGCTCGAGAACGCCGGCCGCCTCGGCGTGCTGCCGCCGATCCTGCTCAAGGACGCGCTGCTGAAGCTCCAGCAGACCCAACAGGGGGTCTCGGGTGCCGCCGGGGCGGTGCAGATCCAGGCGCCGCCCACCGTCGACCTGAAGATCGAGACGCGGGGCCACAACGACATGATGCCGGGCGGCAAGCGCAAGACCGACCCGCCCGCCTCGGCGTGACCGGGGTGAGCACGCGGGACCGCGACCAGGGACTCGACGGGCTGCCGCGCGAGCTGCTCCGCGCGCTCGTTCACGCGGCGCCCAGGAGCGCCGTTCCGCCGCCGACGCTCGAGCAGGAGTGCGCGAACCTCATCCTGCTCAAGCGCGCGCTCCGCGCCGGTGCGCGCGGCGGGCCGACCGAGGGAGCGCCCGAGCACGTCGGCGACGGCTGGAGCGACTGAAATGCCGTGGCCGCTGCGGATGGTCGAGTACGCGCCTGGTCGCGATTGGGAGCCGGGCGACTGCTGCTACGTGCCGCGCGACGAGATCGGCCAACGCGAGTCCGACGGTCGGTACTACGTCTGGGGCCAGGAGCTGAGCGATGAATACGTCGCTCAGCGGATGGCCTCGCGGCCGCCGGTGGCGGTGTACACGCCGGACGGCTGGCTGTTCGTCGTCGACGGCAACGCGACGTCGGGCGCCGGTGGTTGGACGGTCTCGGGCGAGCCGCCGAACCTGACCGTCACCCCATCGATCAACATCGTGGGCTGCTACCACGGCTGGATCACGAACGGCGTCCTGACCGACGACTGCGACGGCCGTCAGTTCGAGCGCGTCCCGCGCCCCGACGGCGAGGGCTTCTGGTGGCGGGTCAAGCGCTGATGGGCGGACTCGCGCCCGCGCTGGTGCTGCTCTCCGACCGCGACACCGACGCCCCGGACCTGCCCGGCGTCTGCACCGTCAGCAAGGACGACGTCGGCGACCACGGCGCCTACGCGCTCGGCTGCCTCGCCGCCCTGCGCGGCGCCCTCTGGGTCGACCGGCCCTACTACACCGGCAACCCATCGGTCGAGTGGATGGTCGCCAAGGCCGAGCGGGTGATCGCCGCCGGCGGCTACTGCCAGGTCGGGAACGAGCCGAACCACCCCGACGAGCGGTGGGAGGGCGGCCCGCGCGCCTACGCCGACTTCTTCGGCCAGGTCGCCGCCCGCGTGAGCGCGCCCGAGCGCTTGCTCCACGCGCCCCTCTCGCCGGGCTTCGACGGCTGGCGGGCATGGATCGATCAGGGCTACACGGCCAGGCTCTACGCGGTCCACGCCTACGGCTCGGCCGAGCAGATGCAGGAGGTCGTCCAGTGGTACCTCGATCGCGTCGCCGGCGATCTGTTCGTCAGCGAGTGCAACCCCGGCGCGGGCAACGTGTTCGACCTGAACGCCTGGGCAGGGGGCCCCTTCAAGAGCTTCCTCGACTGGTGCGCGCCGACGCCGCGCCTGCGCCTCGTCGCCTACTTCGCGCATTCCTGGGACCAAAGTCCACGCCTCCCCTCATCGATCGACGCGCGGGGAACGGCGGTCGTGGACGTGCTGCGGACGTGGCGGCCGCCGGCCGCGGCTTCGCCGAGCCCCCAGCCCTCGTCCACCGGGCAGGGGTCTGGTGCTGGGTCGCCGCCGACGGCACCACAGCCAACACCTGGTAGCGAGGAGGCATCCGTGGAAGACCCGAACATCGGCCGCGGCCTGTGGGTCTGGTACGTCGCCGCGAACGGCGGCGCGGCCGGGATCGTCGACAAGGCGCGCCAGGCCCGCGCCCGCTGGATCGCGGTCAAGGGGGGCGACGGCCCGAGTCGCTGGGACCAGCTCACCCCCGAGCTGGTCGCCGAGATCAAGCGCCTCGCGCCCGACCTCGCCGTCTGGGCGTGGACCTACGGGTACGGCGGCCGCCGACCCAGCACGGCGCATGGCGACGCGCAATGGTCGATCGACGACGAGGTCCGCGTCGCCGACGACGTGGCGCGCGTGCCCGGCCTGGCCGGCTACGTCGTCGACGTGGAGGCGGAGTGGCGCGACCAGGACGACCCGGCTGGGGTGGCCGACCGCTTCGGCGACGCGCTCCGCGCGAGCTGCGACGAGCTGGGGATCCTCTTCGCCTACGCGCCGCTCCCGGTGATCGACTACCACCAGGCGCTGCCGTGGGTGCAGTTCAACCGCGTGTGCGACCTGGCGATGCCTCAGCTGTACGCGGGCAACATGAAGCTGACCAGCGCGCCGAGCTGGACGCTCGAGCGGCTGCTCGAGCAGTGGACGCGCTGGCGGGCGACCTGGGAGGCGGCGGGCCTGCGCGTCCCGCCCCTGGCGCCGATCGGCGACGCCTACGAGCTGGCGACGGGCGAGGACGTGGCCCTCTTCGAGCGGACCGCCGTCGAGCAGGAGTGGGCCGGCTGGTCGTACTGGTCGGCCGATCATTGCCGCCCAGAACATCTCGCGGCGATGGCGGCCGCGGATCGCTTGACGGATCAGCCCGAAAACGACGCAACACTTAACTCGTCTAGCCCTGTCAAGTTACCGCCAACCCCGGCCGTCGACCCGATCGACGACGCCCTGAACAACTTGTTCGACCTGACCTTGCAAACCGACCCCCAGCCCGAGGAGCGGCGCCGGTCGGCGCAGCTCGCCATCAGCGTCATCAAGGACGCGCTCAAGAGAGGAGAACGACGATGACCCTGTACCTCAAGCAGACCCTTCCCGACGGCGCGACCGTCGTCGCCGACAACCATGACGGCGCCGAGTTCGTGCTCAAGCCCGGTCAGTGGGAGCAGATCGAGGCGCCGCCCTACCGGACCTACCACGCGAAGCGCGCGGCCGTCGAGGCGTTCGTCCTGGCCAACCGCGCCGACTCGACCGGTGGGCGAAGCGCGACGGACGAGCAGACCATGGAGACGGCGCGCGACGCCGCCTCGGGCGAGGCGCACCAGCAGCAGGAGGAGGCACGGTAGATGACGATCGGTCTGTTGTTCTGGATCGTCTTCCTGGTCGCGCTGATCTTCGGCGCCGGCTGGGGCTGGCCGCGCGACCCCGCGAACCGCTACGCCTTCGGCTCGTGGGTCGTCCTGTGGGTCCTGCTCGGCCTGCTCGGCTGGGCCGCGTTCGGCAGCCCGATCAAGGGCTAGCGTTCAGCGCTTGACCGGCGTCCGGTCGACGGGGGCCGGGTTGGCCTCGCAGGCGATCCCGTTGCGGTCGGTGTCCAGCTTGCTCGGGTCGGCCGGGAAGCGGCGCAGGAACGCTTGCGCGGCGGCCTGGCTCGGGAAGTCCGCGCAGTTGTACACGTCGGCGGTCGCCTCATCACCGGCGGCCTTCGCCGGCGGCTTGGTCGGCGCGGTCGGCCTCGCCGGAGCGGTTGGCGTCGGCGCGGAGATGGGGGCCCTCGTCGGCGGCTTCGGGACGACGGTGGGCGTCGGCGGCGGCGCCGAGCAGGCGACCAGCAGCACAGCCAGCAGCACCGAGGCGCGCACGGCGCTCACCAGCCGCGGCGGTTGAACTGCTCGGCCGTCCTGTAGGCGTCGTAGATGCCCCAGACCCAGGTCACGAATCCGGTGAAGAAGCCGACCACGACCAAGCTCAGGGCGATGTTGACCGGAACCAGGACGAGCAGGATGATCAACCCCTTGCCCAGCTGGCCGTTGTAGATCTGGCCGACGCCTGGGATGAAGAAGGACAGGACGGCGGCCAGCCCCGGATTCTTGAGCGGCTGACGCGGCACAGGCCGTGGTCGCGGCCGGCCGGCCGGCGGCGCGCGTCGTGGCGGGGCCGGCCGCTGCCGGTACTGCTGCGACATCGTCCTCAGACCTGCTGGATGATCAGCGCGACCACGCCGACGATCTCGGCCGCGGGATCGAGTGGCCGAGCCGGACATTGGGCGCTGGCCAGCCACCGTTGTCCCAACCATTCGGCGAGCGCGGCGACCGCGAGTCTCGGGCCCTCGCGGACCACGACCACGTCGCCGGGAGCGACCGGACGCGTGGCGTCCACCCCCACCCACGCCCCCTCGCGGATGACGGGCGCCATGCATTCCCCCTCGATCCGCACGTACCGGTACGTCGCCCACGCCTCCGGTCCCCGTTGCACAATCCCTCTCCAGGCATCAATCTCGCCTCCGGGGGGATGGCCGGGGGCCGACCACTCTACCACAAACGCAGTATGCCGATCGACCGTAACAGGGTGCCCATTCGGGTAGCTCATGCGTAGCCGATCGGCCGGCGATCCTCGCCGGATGGCCATCACGAGAGCGTTGGACTGATCTGAAGGAGCACGACGACGCCGGTCACGTCGTCGCCTTGCTCCCAGGCCTTCAAGCGCGGTGGCTCCTCGGTGCCGACCCGGACGACCTCGCCCGGTGCTGGGGCGCTGCTTGGCTTGACCCAGACGACGCCGAACGCGGCTCGCCCGAACGCGCTCAGGACGGCCGGGTCGTCGATGAGGAATGGGCGCGTCCCGCCGGTCATCAGCTCGAGCATCCCCGGCACCGGGGCGATTGGAGAGCGTTTCCCGGTGTCCCCCGCGTCAGCCGCGCCGATCGTCTGCGCGAGGTCGCTGATGACCCGTTGCACGCGCAGCGGCTCCCCCATCAACTCGTCGACCGTCACGCCCAGGGCCTCGGCCAACCGGCGGGCGGTGTCCGCGCGCGGATTGAGCGCCCCGCCGCCCTCGATGCGGGAGATGACCGCCTGACCGACGCCCGACTTCCGGGCGAGCGCGCTCTGGCTCTTGAACCCGGCCGCGAGGCGCAGCGCCCGGAGACGCTGCCCCGCGATCGCCGCCTGATTGTCCGCCACTCTATGCAGTCTGTCATAGATGGGGCTTGACAGACGATACTGTTCGGCATAGCATAGCGCCATCATTTATGCGCTAGCGGATAGACGGGGGATGAATGCGGTTCGTCGACGTTCTCCGGCGCCTGCAGGGCGACGACAGCCAGGTCAAGTTCGCTCGACGCCTCGGCATCGACCAGCCCGAGCTGAGTCGGCTGCTGCGCGGCGAGCGCGAGCAGCCGACGCGGCGGACAATCGTGGGCCTGCTGCGCGCGTTCCCGGATCACCGAGACGAGATCGTGGCCGCCCTGATGAACGAGGGCAGCCAGAAGACTGATGCCAATGTCGCGCATTCCGCTCCCAACGCGCCGCCTGCTGGGAGTGCGGACTCTACCGGACTGGTGACCGCCGGCGCGCCCGCCGAGTGACCTAGGGCGACCTAAGCAATTTCGCGCAGGAGGGAGGTGATCCAGGATGCGTCAGGGGATCCAGTGTCAGCGATGCGGGGCCCCGTTCGAGGTGGGCTTACCGCGCTGGCAGGGCGAGGGCGACGGGCCCGACTACCGGGCGGTGCTGCGCTGCTCGGTCGAGCGCGAGTGCCGCGAGCGGCAGCGGCGCAAAGAAGAAGCCGCCTCGGTGGGCGTCAACACACCCGAGGCGGCCTGAGCGGACCCAGAGAACGAGACCGCTTCGGCGTGGATTGTACGCCAGGCCGGAGCGGTTGACCAGAGGAGATGGATGAGCACCGACACGAAGGCCGAGCGTCAGACGCTCGCCGAGATCAAGGCGACCGGCTATTTGGACGGGTACGTCGACGGGCCGCCCCCGCGGATGCACCCCGAGAACCTCGCGATCGACCAGCGGGTCTGCCGCGAGGCGGACTGCGACAACTGCGGCCACCACGGGCTGCGCTACCGGGCCTACCACCGTCAGGGCAGCTACCTCGCCTTCGCGATTTGCCCCGCCTGCTTTCACTGCGCGGAATTCTGATGGCGACCATCGACTGGTTCGACTATCAGGACGCGCGCCTCTGGGAGGTGCGTCTCCGATACGGCCGCGATGGCGACCCATCCTTCGACACGCTGCTCGTCGCGCTCATCAACAAGGCCGACGACCAGAACCTCCGGCGCATCCGAGCGGGGTTCCCGGCCGAGGTCGCCGAGGTGCAGCAGCGCAATGGGTTGCCGGGCGGGTTGCTGCCGAGCGATCCCGACGTCGCGCGCGACGAAGTCTACGGGCCCCCGCGATGAGCACGAGCACGACCACCCGGCGCGTGCCGTCGCCCTACGCGGCGGGGCTCCGGGTTTGGCGCGACACGCCGCGGGGCCGCGAGCGGGGGACCGTGGTCGAGGTCACCGACGACTGGCAGCGGCTCGGCATCCAGCTCTACCAGGCAATCGTCGTCCGCGTCGACGGCCAGGACGTGCCGGTCACGAGCGCGTGGCTCGGCTGGTACCGGCTGGGCGGGCGGCGATGAGCGTCAGCAGCATCCGCGTCAAGATCGCCGAGGCACGCCTCAAGCGGGCGCTCTCCGACCTCCGCTGGGCGTTCCCGATCGGGCTCGCCGCGCAGGAGGAGGGATTCGACCGCGTCCTCGCCGCGGTCGAGCAAGCCGCGCGGACCTTGGCCGTGGAGCACGGCCGCTGGTCCTGGCTCAAGGCGGCCGAGAGCTACGGCGTCGCCGACGTGACGGCGCTCACGGATTACGAACTCCAACGCGACCGAAAGGAATCCTGCGTATGACCGACACCGCCGCGCAGCGTCGACCGACCCTGCCCGCGAGGCGGGAGGCGCCGGCGCCCATCCCGATCGCGCCGGGCTTGATGCCCGACGCCGAGCAGATCGGCCGGATCGCCCTCGCCGTCATCGGCGAGGGGAACCTCGACCAGATGACCGACGAGGCCAAGACGCGGTTCGTCATCGAGGCGAGCCGGATGCTCGGCCTCAACCCGGTCATGGGCCCGTTCCTGGTCGTCAAGTTCGAGGGCCGCTCGGTCCTCTACCTGACGAAGGCGGGCGCCGAGCAGCTCGCCGGGCTGCACCGCGTCTCGACCGAGGTCACCTCGAAGGGGGTCGAGTTCGGGCTCTACACGGTGACGGTCCGGGCCCGGCAGGGCGAGCGCTTCGCCGAGGCGACGGGCGCGGTGCCCTTCGAGACGGCCGACGGCAAGATGATCCCGATCGCCCAGCGCGCGCGCGTGATCAAGATCGCGGAAACCCAGGCCCGGCGCCGCTCGATCCTCGCGCTCATCGGGCTCGGCTTCCTCGACCGGCCTGGTATGCCCGATCCAGACCAGATGCTCGACCGTCACGGGAATATTGCGACGCGGCAGCGGCGCCCCGAGCGCACGCTGCCGCCCGCGACCCAGGCCGACCTCGACGCGCTCTCGACCGACGAGCCGGTGGGTCCCGAGGCGCGCGCGATCGTCCCGGACGACCAGGCGGGGGCGGTGCCCTCCAGCGAGGGGACGCCGGATGAGGCCCCGGCGCCCGCCAGCACCGCTCCCGCCGACCACGACGCCGAGGCCGACTGGACGGAGCTGGGCGACGACCCGACCGCGAACAGCCACGACGCCGCCGGGAATGGGCCCCGCTGGGCCGGCACGCCGCTCGGCCGCCAGGTCAGCGCGATCGCCGATCAGCTGGTCGACGCCGGGAAGCGCTTCAGCCTGCCGGCCGACGACGCGACGGACTCGGACCTGGAGGGGTGGCTGTCCTCCAAGCGCGCCGTCCTCGGGCCACGACCATGAGGCTCGCCGACCTCGCCCGCCGCGGACGCGCCCACGGCCAGGCCGACCATCAACCCGGGCGCGAGTGGGTGATCGCGATCGCGCCGCGCCTCGCGCACCTGTCCCCACGGGTCGGCTTCCAGCGCCGACCCGTCCGTGTCTACGCGTGGAGCTACCGCCAGGGCTACGAGGCCGCGCAGGCCGCGCAGCCCACCACGAAGGAGTAGGCGTTGCACATCCGACAGAACGGGCAGCTGAAGCAGGCCAAGCCGCGGGCCGCCACGACCAACGCGGTCGCGCTCACCATCATCGAGGTCGCGGTCCCGACCGCCCGCTTCACCGACGTCGAGCAGCTCGGAGAGCTGCATCGGTACGTCGGGCACGAGGTCGAGATCACGCTCCGCGCCAACCCGCTCCCGCCGGCCGCGCACGAGCCGAAGCCGATGGACCTGGAGCTCGAGCGGGCCGAGCAGAACGGGCACGCGACGGAGCACACGCGCCCGGGCCCGACCGAAGCGTGCTCCGAGTGCGGCCGCGTGATCGGCGACGATCCCCAGGCGGCCTTCTACGCGCCGCTCGCCGGCCCGTCGCGTCCGGTCTGCGGCCCCTGCGCGCTCGAGCTCGACGACCGGGAGATCGCGGCCGAGGGCGAGGGGGAGGCCGCGCTCGCGGAGGAGATCGCGGCGGTCGACAACCAGGCCGAGCCCGGTAGCTGGCAGGACATCGCGGAGCGGGGCGACGCGGCCGTGGACGAGCCGCTCGAGGATGGTCCGATGGCGGAGCGCCCGGCCGACACGGAGCCGGTCACGAGCCCGATCCGCCGCGGCCGCGTCCGGGCCGCGTCGGTCGAGTAGCGATGACGAAGCTGGCGCCCTGGTTTCGGTTCTACACCGACACGCCGGACGACCAGAAGATCCGCAGCCTGCCGAAGGGCGACCGCTGGATCTGGGCGGCGGTGATGTGCCTGGCGAAGGAATCACCGGAGCCGGGGCGCCTCCTGATCAAGGGTCTCGCGGTCAGCGAGACGCAGATCGCCGACAAGGCCGGGCCGGGCTTCAGCGCCCGCGAGGTCGGCCTGGCGCTGGCGCGCTTCGTCGACCGCGACATGGTCCACCGCGACGACCAGGTCTGGGTCGTGACCCACTTCCGGGCCCGGCAGTTCCTCAGCGACACCTCGGCAGCCCGAACGGCGGCCTGGCGGGACCGTCTCAAAGACCGTCACGGTGACGGCGATGTGACGTCACAGACCCCGGGGCCTGTGACGTCCGAAGAGCGTTCCGCCTTGCATGCAGGCGCGACAGAGGACAGAGGACAGAAGACAGAGACTCCGTCGAAGCCTATACGCCAAGAAGCCACGGCGCGGGCGCCCGCGCCGATCGAGCGTGCGCGCGCGCTGGCCATCCCGAAGCCCGATCTGATGGGGCCGAGTGAACGGGCACTATCGAGAGCGCTGGCGGCGGCGCTGGGCTGCGATGAGCCGACGACGGCGAGCGAGGGCCGCAAGTGGCTCGGCGCGATCCGCGAGATGGTCGGCGCCTCGCCGCCGGTCAGCCAGGGCGAGGTGCCGCGGTTGGTCGACGTGTTCCGCGAGATCAACTCAGTGGTCTGCACGCCGCAGGGCATCGTCAACCAGCTATCGAGGCTGCGGTCCGACCAGCCGGCGACCAGACCGAACGGCCGGCCGAAGCGCGAGGACGAGATGGCGCAGGCCGAGCGGATCGCCCGGTCCCGCTTGACAGGAGCGTCGATGTGAATCCGATCCAGGCCGACGCGCTGGTCGGCAGGCTGCGCCGAGCGGCGATCCCCCAGGAGCTGTCGGATGGCCGGGTCGCGGAGATGGCCGAGGTCCTGACACCGCTTCCGTTCGAGGTGTGCGAGCGCCGGGTCGAGCAATGGGCGCTCAGCGTGGCGGTCGACGCCGAGGGGCGCCAGGCCGAGAAGTGGATGTCGACGCCGGATCACGTTCTCGCGGCGGTGGGGGTCGGGGCACGCGCCCGGCACTTGATCGAGCAGGCGATCCTGGACCGTCAGGCCGGCCGCGACGCCGAGGTCTGGCCGTCGCTGCGCGAGAACGGGTGGGAGCTGATCGGTCCGGGGGACCCGCTCCCGCGGGGGGTCGGTGAGTGGCATGCGAACCTCGGCCTCCCGCTCCCGGCGGGCCGCCGCGTTTCGCTCGCGCTCCCGGCCGCGCCGCCGACGGACCTGGCGACGGTGCCCGAGGAGCTCGTCGGCGACGAGCTTCGCGCGATCGGGACCGGCTTGCAGCAGCGCAAGAACGCGGCGTTGCGCCGCGCCTTCGAGGAGCTGCGCGACCCGCCGGCGCCGATCGCGTGGGACCGCGAGCGGATGCCGCCGGTGCTGCGCGAGGCCGTCAAGGCGGCCGAGGCGGCGCAGGATCAGGCGATCCAGGCCGAGCAGCATTGCATCGCTCAGGAGCGCGCGTACCGCGAGCTCTGCGCCGAGCTGGCCGAGCGGATCCGCGAGTCGGCGCCGGACGCGATCACGGCGCGTGCGGTCGTGGTGGATTTGCTGCGGCGGGTCGCGGCCGACGCCGCCTACGACGTCATCGGCTGCGCCGACGCGCTCGCCGAGGCGCTGGGCCCGGAACTCCGGGTCGTGAAATGCGACGTCGAGCGCGGTCCCAAACCGGACGAATTCGAGGACGCACTCGGGCCGGTGGTCGGGCTGCGCCTGCTGCTCAAGGAGAGGGCTTCATGACCATTCCGCTATCGCAGCGGTTCGAGATCTTGCAACGGGATGGCTTCACCTGTCGGTTCTGCGGTCAGCGGGCACCGGAGACAGAGCTTGAGGTCGATCATCTACATCCGCGGGCCAAGGGCCGGTCCGACGACGCGGCGAACCTGGTCACGGCTTGCCGGAACTGCAACCGCGGTAAGGGCGACCGGCTGGTGGTGCTGGCCGGCAAGAACGGCTGGACATCGCTGGTAGGCAAGTTCTTCCACCAATTCACCCACATCGAGGGGCAGGGCCGGCGCATCAACCAGCAGGGCGTAGTGGTGGCGGATCTGGGGGGTGGGTTCTTCATGGTCGGGCACTTCGAATGGATCGCCGGGACCCGGTCATTCACCGGGACCCAGATCGTCGCGCTCAGGGAGATGGCTGCGGAGAAGTGGGCTTGGTATCTCGACGATGAGCAGATGCGCGATTCCTACCGCTACAGCGGTCTGGCAATTCGTGATGACTGGAACGGTCCGGCAAGCCAGGTTGAGGTGACGGCATGACGTTCGATCAGCAAGAGGGATGGTGTCGCATTTGCGGAAAGGTCGGCTGCGCTTGTGGGTATTGCCACGGTGCGCGCTTCATGCGCTTCAACGGGCAGCCGATCCGGTGCGACGCCTGCAACCCGGCGCCCGAGGCCGAGGAGCCGCCGGCGATACCGAGTCGCGCCGCCCGCCGCGGCCGCAGCTACGCCGACAGGCTCGAGTCGTGAGCGCAGATCTGCTGACGACCGAGACGACCGCGCGGCTGACCGCTGCGCGGGACACGCTGATCATCCGAACGATGCAGTTCGGGATGCGCGAGGGCCACCGGGCGGCCACTCGGGGCGGGGCTGTCCTTCCGTTTGCTGAGTTCAAGGCGCTGCTGAAGCCATACGTCGATGCGTTCACGGACGCGCTGAACGCCGAGATCATCGCTGCGAACGCGCTGGCCTACGAGCTCGCGTTGCGCGAGGAGGGCATCGCGGCCGACGTCGCCCGCGCGCGAGCGGAGGGGCTCATTGGTCGGCTGCGCAAGATGGCGGAGCTCGACTCGTGAGCGGCTGCACCCACGCCTGGGAGTTGCCGCCGTCCGACCGGCGCGGCCGCTGGGTGGCGCGCTGCCGCCTGTGCGGTGCACGGCGGGAGGAGAAGCGCCCGAAGGCGGCCGACGACCACGGCTTCAAGCAAGTCGTGCGCGACCCGCACGCGGCGGGCGTGACCGCGCGGCTCTTGAAGGAGGATGGGATCTGATGAGTGGCGAGAAGCAGCGGATCCCGCTGGCCGAGGCGGAGTCGATCGCTCGCGAGCTGGTCGGCGTGCTGGGGCAATCGTGCGACCGGATCCAGGTCGCCGGGAGCATCCGGCGCCGCAGTCCGACCGTGGGCGATATCGAGATCGTCTGCGCGCCCAAGTTCGTGCAGCGGGCGGACGGCCTCTTCGGCGACCAGTTCAGCCTCGAGGACCTCTGCCACGAGTGGTGCGACGGGTGCCTCGCCGACGGCACCTTCGCCAAGCGCCTGGACACCAACGGCCGGCCGGCCTGGGGTCGCAAGCACAAGCGCGCCCTCTTCGAGGGGGTCCCGGTCGACCTGTTCTCGGTCATCGAGCCCGCGCAATGGGGCGTGATTCTCGCGATCAGAACCGGCCCGGCCGAGTTCTCGCACCGGCTCGTCACGCCGCGGCGCCAGGGCGGGCTGCTGCCCGACTGGCTGAAGGTGCGCGACGGCGCGATCTGGCACGGCGACCACCCGCTCGCGACGCCCGAGGAACAGGACGTGTTCGCGGTTATCGGGCTCGACTGGATCCCGCCCGAGCGGCGCACCGGGACCGAGCGCGCGGCGGTCGCGTCGTGATCATCAGCTTCGCCTACACGACCCCAGCGCTCCTTGCCGGCGCCAAGACCGTCACCCGCCGCGACTGGAAGCCGGAGCACGCGGGGCGGTTCCCGATCTTTCACCCCGTCGATGCGTACGACCGCTCGCCGCGGAACGGTGGGCGGAAGGTCGGCACCGTCCGGGTGTTGTCACTGAGGCGCGAGCTGATCGGTCTGATGCCCGACAGCGACTACGAAGCCGAGGGTTTCGCGTGGCTGCACGCCAACGGCGTCACGCCGCCGCCATCGAGCGGATTCCCGGACTTCTCCCGCGCCACGTTCGACGCCTGGCGGGCGAGCGGGGCCCTGCTCTACGTGGTCCGCTTCGAGCTACTCGGTATCGAGCGCGCGGCGGTCGCGCGGTGAGCCGCATTTACTTGGCGAGTTCCTGGCGCAATCGCTACCAGCCGGAGGTGGTCGCCGCGCTACGCGAGGCCGGTCACGAGGTCTACGACTTCCGCAATCCGGCGCCCGGCAACCCCGGCTTCCACTGGTCGGAGATCGACCCGAACTGGGAGAACTGGCGCGCGAGCCACTTCAGGGCACACCTGCTGTCCAGCCCGATCGCCGACGCGGGCTTCGGCGCCGACTGGGGCGCGATGCGGTGGGCCGATACCGGGGTGCTGCTCCTGCCCTGCGGCCGGTCGGCGCACCTGGAGGCCGGCTACTTCGTCGGCGCCGGGAAGCCGCTGCACATCCTGATCGCGGAGCTGCCCGAGCCCGAGCTGATGTACCGGATGGCGACGAGCATCTGCCTGACGCTGGACGAACTGCTCGCGGCGGTCGCTCGATGAGCGAGCAAGCCGCCTGGCGCAGCGGCACCACGACCACGACCGGGCCCGACACCCTGCGTCTGCTCGGCGTCGAGGAGATCGCGAAGCTGCTCGGGACGCACCGCAAGGAAGTCAACGAGCTGATCGAGTCGGGGCAGCTGCCCTGCGTGCGCGTCGGCCTCTCGCGCGAGCCGCGCGTCAGCCGCGCGATGCTCGAGGCGTGGCAGGCCGCGGTCGGCCGCGGCGAGCACGTCGAGGCGATCGAGCAGCCGCGCCGACGCCGCGGACGGGCGGCCGTTCGATGAGCAATCTTCTGAGCAATCCCGGCGCCGGGACGGGACGCCGGGCGCCGCGCGCGGACGGCTGGTTCCGTTCGGACCGCGCCGGAAAGGAGGCGTGAACGTGCGTCGCCTCTATACTTTCAAGTGGATAGCGCCCGGTCACGACGTCGGCCGCTCGCCCGCTTCGCATCTCGGAAAGCGCGCGCTACGAGGGCTCGGCGGGCGCATCGGCGTCTTTCTGAGCATTCTTCTGAGCAATCCTGGCCGCGCCGATGCGCGCGGCGGCGCGCCGCTGGCCCTCGGTGTCCCGGTGGGCGGTGTAGACCGCGGTCGTCGTCAGGAGGCGGTGGCGGAGCTGGTCCTTGGTGGCCAGCGGCGTCGCGACCGCGGCCGTCGTCATCCCGAGGCCGTGCCGCAGCGAGTGCATCGCGATCTCGGGGTCGAGCTTGGCCGCCAGGGCGTCCGCCTTGAGGTCCGCCCAGAGCTGGTGGTGCGAGTACGGCACGACCCGCCCGCCGCGGCCGCGCCGCAGGAAGACGTAGTCGTCCAGGCCGGTCGGGAAGCCCTGCTCGCGGCTCCAGCGCTGGTGGTCGCGCAGCTCCGCCATCACGAAGTCGGGGACGAAGACCTCGCCGCTCGAGCCCTTCTTCGGCGCCCGGTCGCGGCCCTCGCGGTCGAGCTGCTCCTGGACGTCGAGCGCGCCCTTGGTCCACAGGACCCGCTTCCACTTCAGGCCGCGGAGCTCGCCGTCGCGCAGTCCGCCATAGAAGGTGGTCCGCCAGACGACGTCGCGCGGCGCGGGCGCGGCCTGGCAGAGGAGATCGGCCTGCGGCTCGGTCAGGAACGGCCGCTCCTGCTTCTCGGCGCCGCGCGGATCCTTCAGCGAGAGGACCTCGGTGTTGACCGGGTAGCTCGCGGCGTGGGCATCCCGGAGGATGCGGCGCAGGAACGCCGACGCCATCTTGATCACCTGCCGGGAGCGGACGCCCCGGTCGTCGGCCGGGACGTGGCGTTGGCGCTGCAGGGCCTCGTCGCCGATCACCTTGCGCCAGTCGAGCAAGAGCGCCGAGGTGATGTTCGCGATCCGCTCGCGGCCGAGGAAGGGCCGGATGTGCAAGCGGACGTCCGACTCGTAGTTGCGGTAGGTCGTCGTGACCTCGGGCAGCGCGTCCCGCTGCGCGGCGAGCCAGAGGTCGAGGTAGGCGCTCAGGCGCGCGCGCAGCTTCTCGGGCGGGATGACCGTGTTGGCCCGGACGTCGGCGATCGTCTTGTCGAGGTTCTGCCGGGCCAGGCGGCGGCAGGTCGCGTCGGTCATCCCCGGCTGCTGGACGACGGCCTCGCCGTAGTGGCGCTTCGTGTCGAGCGTGACGCGGCCGCGCCAGATCCACTTGCCGGCCTTCTTATCCCAGCTCTTCCCGATCGAGCCCGAGCCGGCGGGCGCGTGCGGGACACCCTTCCGCGCTCCCATCGGCCGGCCAGTTTACAGAACCGGAGGGCCGCGTGATCACGCTCGACGAGCTGACCCGCGGCCGCCGCGAGCGCACGGTCACGCTCGGCGACGACTGGCAGCGCGCGAAGAGCGGCCTCTACGTGCCGCTCGACGCGATGCCCCTCGCGCGGAAGCTCAGCCGCTACGGCCCCAAGCCGATCGGCGTCGACCTGTTCGCGGGCTGCGGCGGCTTCTCGCTGGGCTTCCTCGAGGCGGGGTGGAACGTCATCGCGGCGGTCGAGTGGGACGGTCCCGCCGTCCAGACCTACATGCACAACCTTTGTCGCTACGGGGACGTCGCGATCCACTACGTGACCGAGGAGGATCGGAAGAAGTTCGATCGGGCCATCCAGCAGCGTTGGGCCGAGCAGCGGCTCGACGAGGCGCCCGAGATGGCCGGGTCCGGCTGGATCAGCCACCGACCGGACGCCGAGGGCGTCAAGCACATTTGGATCGGCGACGCGCGCAAGCTGAACGGCGTCGAGATGCTCGCGGCGATGGGCCTCGAGCCGGGCGACGTCGACTGCGTCTTCGGTGGCCCGCCCTGCCAGGGCTTCTCCTCGGCCGGCAAGCGGCAGGTGATGGATCCGCGCAACAGCCTGGTCTTCGACTTCGTGCGACTGGTCCTCGAGATGGAGGCGAAGACCTGCGTCATGGAGAACGTGCCCGCGATGTGCTCGATGCTGACGCCCGAGGGCGAGAACGTCGTCGACGCCATCTGCCGCACGCTCGAGGAGGGCGGCTTCGGGCCGCGGACCCACATCAAGGACGCGCTGCTTCAGACGGCCGACCTTAAGCCCGGAGCGGCGACGCGGAGTCGACGGGCGCAGCAGGCCGACGAGGCACGCGAGCGGCGCGCCTCCGGAGCTGCATCGAAGCGGCCACCGCCGGTCGCCGCGCGTCAATCGGCGCTGCCGCTGTGATCGCCGCCGACGTCATGGGTCCGCCCGCCCCCGTCCTCGACCGGCTGCCCGACGACTACCTCGACTTCCTGCGGCGGAAGGTCCCGACCGCGGCCGGGCACGGCGTCGAGGTGCCCGAGTCGGCCTTCCACCCGATCCTCAAGCCGCATCAGCGGGCGATCGCGCAGTGGATGGTGCTGGGCGGCCGCCGCGCCTGCTTCGCGGCCTTCGGCCTCGGCAAGTCGCTGATCCAGATCGAGGCCTGCCGGGTCGCGCGCGAGCGGATCGGCGGCCACGCGCTGATCGTGCTCCCGCTCGGCGTGCGGCAGGAGTTCGTGCGCGACGCCGCGATGGTCGGCGTGCGGACTCGCTTCGTCCGGCGCTGGGAGGAGGTCGACGACCCGCGGGTCCTCTACCTGACCAACTACGAGACCGTCCGGGACGGCAAGCTCGACCCGCGCCGCTTCACGGTCACCAGCCTCGACGAGGCGGCCGTCCTGCGCGGCTTCGGCGGGACGAAGACCTTCCGCGAGTTCATGCGCCTGTTCGCCGACGACGACGGCGGGACCGGCCAGGTCGGCGGCGGGATCCCGTACCGGTTCGTGGCCACGGCCACGCCCTCGCCGAACGAGTACCTGGAGCTGCTCGCCTACGCGGCCTACCTCGGGATCGCCGACGTCGGCCAGATGAAGACGCGCTTCTTCAAGCGCGACTCGGAGCACGCCGACCACCTGACCCTGCGCGCGCACAAGGAGGAGGAGTTCTGGCTCTGGGTCGCCAGCTGGGCGCTCTTCTGCACCAAGCCGAGCGACCTCGGGCCGGGCTACTCCGACGAGGGCTACGTCCTCCCGCCGATCGAGGTGCACTGGCACGAGCTGCCGACCGACCACGCCTCGGCGGGCGTCGACGGCCGCGGCCAGGGGCGCCTCTTCCGCGACACGCACCTCAACATCCAGAACGCGGCGCGCGAGAAGCGCGAGAGCCTCGGCGCGCGCCTGGCCAAGTTGATGGAGCTGCGCGCGCTCGAGCCGGCCGCCCACCGGCTGATCTGGCACGACCTGGAGGCCGAGCGGCGCGCGATCGAGCGGGCGATCCCGGACGTCGCGACCGTCTACGGCGCGCAGGAGCTCGACGCGCGCGAGGACCTCGTGATCCGGTTCTCGGATGGCGAGATCCCGGAGCTCGCCTCCAAGCCCGTCCTGCTCGGCTCGGGCTGCAACTTCCAGCGCCACTGCTCGTGGGCCATCTTCCTCGGCATCGGCTTCAAGTTCAACGACTTCGTCCAGGCGATCCACCGGGTACAGCGCTTCCTGCAGCCGCGCCCGGTCCGGATCGACCTGATCTACACGGAGGCCGAGCGCGAGGTCCGGCGGATCCTCGAGGCGAAGTGGCGACGCCACACGGAGATGGTCACCAAGATGACCGACCTCATCCGCGAGCACGGGCTCGCCCAGATCGCGCTCGCCCAAGCCCTGACTCGGTCGCTCGGCGTCGAGCGGGTCGAGGTCGCGGGCCAGCGCTACCGCCTGGTCAACGACGACGCGATCCTCGAGACCCGCCGGATGGCGAGCGACCGGGTCGGCCTGATCGTCACCTCGATCCCCTTCTCGACCCAGTACGAGTACTCGCCCAACTACGCCGACCTCGGCCACACCGACGACGACGCGCACTTCTTCGCGCACCTCGGCTACCTGACGCCGGAGCTGCTGCGCGTGCTCAAGCCCGGGCGCGTGGCGGCCGTGCACGTCAAGGACCGGATCGTCCCCGGCGGGATCAACGGCCTGGGCTTCCAGACCGTCAGCCCCTTCTCGGACAAGACGATCGCGCACTTCACCCAGCACGGCTTCGCCTTCCTGGCCCGAATCACGATCGTGACCGACGTCGTCCGGGAGAACAACCAGACGTACCGGCTCGGCTGGACGGAGCAGTGCAAGGACGGGAGCCGGATGGGTTGCGGGATGCCCGAGTACTTGCTCCTCTTCCGCAAGCCGCCGACCGACCGGAGCAACGGCTACGCCGACGAGCCGGTGGTCAAGGCGAAGGACGCCTACTCGGTCGCGCGCTGGCAGATCGACGCGCACGGCTTCCACCGCTCCAGCGGCGACCGCCCGATCCGGCCCGAGGAGCTGATCCACCTGCCGCACGAGAAGATCTTCAAGCTCTTCCGGGCGTGGGGCCTCGAGCGGGTCTACGACTTCGAGTACCACGTCCGGCTCGGCGAGGCGATCCAGCGGATGGGGCGGCTCCCGGTCACGTTCATGCTCCTGCAGCCGCCCTCCTGGCACCCCGACGTCTGGACCGACGTCGCCCGGATGCGCTCGCTCAACGCCAACCAGGCCGTCAAGGGCGCCGAGCAGCACCTCTGCCCGCTCCCCTTCGACGTCGCCGACCGCGCGATCGAGCGCTTCTCGATGCCGGGGGAGATCGTCTACGACCCCTTCGTCGGTATCGGCACCGTCGCGCGTCAGGCGGTCCTGAAGGGCCGAATCGGTTGCGGAGTCGAGCTAAGCCCCACGTACTTCACGGACGCCGCCGCCTACTGCGAGGCGGCTGAGCGCCAGGTCGCGATGCCGACGCTCTTCGATCTAGTCGAGGAGGATGACGGCGGCGAGGCGGCCGGATGACGCGCGGCACGGTCAGCCCGGCGCAGCTGCGGAAGATCGTCGGCGGGGCGCGCTCGAAGTACGGCAGCCGCCGGGCCTACGTCGCGGAGATCGACCGGACCTTCGATAGCCAGCGCGAGGCCAACGCCGCGGTCGAGCTGCTTCGGCGCCAGCAGGCGGGCGAGGTCCGGGGGCTGCGCTTCCAGGTTCGCTACTCGCTCGACGTGAACGACGAGCACGTCTGCGCCTACGTGGCCGACTTCGTCTACGAGGAGCGTCGGCCCTCGCGCGACACGTCGATGGGCGAGGCGTGGGTGACGGTCGTCGCCGACGCCAAGGGCTTCAGGACGCGCGAGTACCAGCTCAAGAAGCGCCTGATGCGCGCGATCCACTACGTGGAGATCAGGGAGCTATGAGCCCCGGAGCGCGCGTCCGTCTCGTCCGGCTGTGCGGCGTCGCCTCGGACACGATGCGCCGGTGCGTCGGGACGGTCGGCACGGTGGACCGCGTCCGCGGGTTAGCCGGGCGGCTCGAGGCGAAGGTGACGTTCGACCTGCTCGGCGTGTCCGAGACGTTCTGGCTCGCCCGGAGCGAGATCGAGCCGGTCGACCCGCCCGTCGAGCAGGCGAGCGCGCCAGGACCCGAGCCAGCAGTGGAGTCCCCTGAGGAGAGAGCGATCGTGGCCGACTTCGTGACCGCCGTTCAGCGGCGGATCGAGCAGCTGTCCGAGGAGGACCTGCGCCTGGAGCAGCAGATCCGCGAGATCCAGGCGCAGCGCGACGGGATCGCCCGCGAGCGCGCCAGCCTGAAGGCCGCGATCCTGGCCTACGAGCGCG